GAAGAACACTCGTAGTTCTCTGCTGACTCTCTAGCCCACTTGGTGCAAGGGTGATTGTAGAATGCCCTCTTGTATGGTGCATCACCATTAGGAAACACAGCACAGAGCATCTGCGCTGACTCCAAGATCATTTTGACAACGTGTTTGTCGCACAATTGTTGTGCGGCGGTCTTAGGGTTGGTATCTACTGCAAATATATTCATACTTTTGGTAGGTGCAGTGGGACTTGAACCCACACTGGACGGATTTTAAGTCCGTTGTCTCTGCCAATTGGACTATGCACCCGTCTTTTTATTTATCAACTTTGTCGTAATGAAAACCATCATTACCGTTGCGAGCGATAATGTCAATACGCTTTTGACCTTCAAGCTCTTGTTCTTCAGTCAACAATTTGGTATTTTCTGGTTCGATCTGGGATCTTTCCTCCAGAAGCATGGCTTTAGCCAAGATAGCATAGTTAACTATATCATCACAAGCATCTTCTACAGTTTCATTGGGGACAGATAGTTCACTGTCATTGGTGAACGAATAGATTCTTTTTATTTTGTCGATTACGCGGAGAAGCAAGCCCTGCACGGGGTGAATGTCCAGTATTTTAGATGCATTAAAATTAGCGAAGGGATCGGTAGCATTTCTACCACCAGTGTAGTCGCTGTTTTTCTTTTTCATGATTGCCCTGCAAGCCTTACAGGTATCATCGTGGAGTTGGAGTAGTTCTTTAGTATTCATTGCTCGTCTTGCCTCCTAAAATCACCGAAATATTTTACCTCTGCTTCTCTGCGAGTTTGTATAGCGTCTTCTTTATTGATAAAGTATCCTAAATGATTCATTTTACCATTAGAGGTAATATATGCTACCCATTTTTTTTCTCTTTTGGCCCAACGAACCCCTGTAACGCCACTAGTATTTCTTTTACTTAAAGCTTTATTGCAGCAGTTTTGCCGACCAGTAGCCAATCTAAGATTTTTAATTCTATTATCTAATCTATTGCCATTTATATGGTCCACCTGCTTTTGTAAGGGATCTACACCATGATATATATAATAAGCAAGCCTACTGCATAGATAGAAACCTTTCCTGTATCTCGTTTGTAGATAACCCCCACCGTTATCTCTTCCTGCCGCTTCACCTATTTTAACACGCCGATCTGGTTTTTTCTTCCAAATGAGTATTCCTGTATCTGGGTTATAATCCAGATGTTCTCTTAGTTCTTTTAGCGGTGGTAGTGGCCTACTTTTCATTCGTCTTCACCATCTTCAAGAGGTATTGATTCTAAAGACTCCATCATCTTATCCATCTCCTCCTTGGTGGGATAGCGGACCTTATCCTTGTCACACTCGGGAATTGTCCCCAGCCAGCAAATAGTTTTTTCTTCTTCTTTCATTATTTGTCTTTTACAAATTTACCCCCAACCATTTTGCCAGTTCTGTTTTTGATCTCATCGTAAGCTTGTTGCAAACAATCAGTAGTGTCCAAGTCTATCATCCTAGCTGCGATAATAATCGTTACCAACATATCACCGATTCCATCGGCAACCTCTTCCTCTGCTTTTTTAATTGACTTTTTATCAAGAGCGCAGCAGTAATATTCTTTTACTGCAAGAATCGTTTCTTCAAGCTCTTCTTGTGTCTTGTCTAACTGAGCTAAAACATCGCCATTATCAAAAATGCCTCGATCATCTGCCCAGTCAATGACTTTGCCTACTAGTGTGTTGTATTTCTCCATTATTTTAGTGGTTTCTTAGCTAAATGAGTCGATGAAATGCTATACTCTGTTGAGTATTGGTTAGCTTTCGCTATTGAGGTAAAGGTAAAACTATCCTGCGGAGAGGCGGGGCCTCCATATCCATACTCTTCATCAACCATGTCCAACATTTTTTCGAGTTGGTATTTAGTTAGAGTCACCGTCACTGGTATTTCTTTTTCCTTTTTATTCTCATAGGAGACGGTGAGTTTTTCAAGCACAGGTTTCTTTTCTGGCTTTAAGATGGCCGCAGCAGCAACAACGCTGCCACAGAATAATATAAACAATAATGTCTTTTTCATTGGATTAACAGGTTAACAATTTCTTCATTGGTAAAAAGTTCTGGATACATGCTCGCCATTTTTAAATATTCGGTTGGAGTCAACTCAGCATCAGGGACAACGGGCATTGGAATGACCTCCCTAGCTCTCTCGTATTCTCTCGGGATACGGGGCGGAAACTTTATTTCTTCCCTTGGTTTAATTTGATCTAAAGCAGAATCCCTCTCGATCATAAGACGCAAACAGGTGCAAACTAAAGTAATCATTACCCCAAGCAAAACACCAATAACAATGCTTTTCATTATCTCTATCTTTCTTTTACTAATTTTCATAAGGTATTAGTTGTGATCCTTTTGTTTCATTCTTTTAATGTGACGTTCCCATATGTCATCATTTTCTACCGAATAAAGTTTACGCCTCTCAACCTCTAGACAATTACGGTAAATCAAAAAGGGAAAAGCTATCAAGTTATTAATAAAAGCCACTATCGCAATAAATAAAGCAATAACAAGCCCCACTGTCAAACCAGCAAGTAAAGATAATATAAAATAAATAACCTTCATGAAAAAACAAAACTAATCAAAGCTACTAAACATAGGGCCATTATTAATAAATAAATAGCACTCTCCAATCTAGACATTCTAGAATAATGTGGATGGGTTGGATACCTCCTCCTCGGGGAAGTATTTCGCCAAGGCATCAAGTCTATCGTCAGCACAAGCCAGCAATTGAAGAGCCTCATTTGCATTGTCCCAGAAGTCACTGGTAGAGTGATCCCCAATTCCAGCTGCATTCTCAGACATGATCTCTAGACTGAGTAAGGCTTTGCTTTTGTCTGCTTCAGCCAGAGATTTCAGCATTCTATATAGTTCTGGTTTCATTTTTTTTGATGAGTTCTTCTGTGTCAATAGCGCACCCGTCTAAGCGATAGAGAAAATAATTAGCGTTATCCAGGCTGCTACAATTAATATCTATTTGAATACGTCACTATTATAGTGATTGAATATACAGAGTCAAGAGAATTTTTCAAGAATCCAGAAAAAAGTGTAACTTAGAGAGTAATGCCTAGCGTTTATACACTTCTTCAAGAAATACATTCAAGCACAGGGGTGGAATCAGGAGATTGGAGTGGATTTCGACATCGCGTAACAGGATATTATCTTGTAAGTGGAACAACAACAAAAGAATTGGAAGCTTCACACTTAATAAGGGAATATAACAACCAAGTAAACTTGCGCTATAAAGCTTGGACGGGAGCTTCACCTGTGACGACAGGGCTATTCATAGAACCGTATGATGACGGATTTCGTTATTTAGGAACAGGGGGGTTTCGTGATTACCCCTAAACTTCCTCTAAGGGGATATTATACTTAGAGTAAGGCAGAAACCAATGCTCACAAGATTGAAGAACATCTTTTAGTAAAACCATTGACATCATATCTTTTCTTCCTTTGCGCCGATACCCTTTATAGAGGCATTCATCCACTCTATTTACAGTGTCTCTTAGGTCACATTTTTCTTTAGCTAGATTAAATAGGTCTACATTTTTAGCGTGAAGAAAAAAAGCCCCTAAATCAAAAGCTATCCACAAAGGGGTTCCGTTTTCATTGCACCATCCCGTCTTTCCATTAACATTTAAAAACTCCAGTAGGATTTTACCTTCACGGGTTGAGTTTTTTAATCCTTTTAAATCAACAGTTTCACCGTTTACTACAAAGTCTACATGACCTATGTCTTGGTTTTTCCCCGTCTTTTTAATAGTTAAACCCGCACAAAGGCACGAATGATGATATCTCTCCGTAGATTCATCCATTAATTTTTGAGTATGGGCTACATGTGTAGAACCCGATAAACCCTTCGCCTTATCTGATATCATTAATTACAGTATATAAGAATAATTGATTAAGGCAACACTAATATACGCCAAAACCCCCACCCCGCGCAGGATGGGGGAATGTCTAGGGAATAATCCGTAGATTAGTCCGTAGATTTCTGCTTGGCTTTCCCAATGTTTAACGCAGCCCAGTCAATAATTTTGTAGACTTTAGACCACAAAGACCCCTCTTTAGGGGTTGGGGTGGCAGCAGCAACGGCAGATGCAAAAGCAATTGCGGCTGCTACTACGCCAAACCAAGGGTTATCTTGAACTAGTTGAAGAATAGTGTCCATACTTCTATTTACACCTAATCAGGTTGAACTATGTAACTTTTATCTTTAATTCTTTGCCACATTTGACGCTCTGACCATTCATTATGGAGTCTTTCTTGGGTAAAATTTAACCACCTTTCGTGAGAATCTTTTAAGGCTGAATCAGCCTTTTGTTTACCTACCCACTTGCCGACTTCTGTTTCAGAGTTTCTGTCAATTTTGTATATCTTAAAGAATTCCCTAAAAATTTTGAGATGTTCTGGCTCAATATCAGCTAATGTTTTATATTTTTCTTTTGGTGACCAGTCTGGAACTGCTATGAGCTTATTATCAATCTTGCCGCCATCTACAAACCCAAGAACACCTAGCGCCCTACAGGAAACTAGGACTCCTCTATCAATAGGGTCATGGTTAAATACCAATACATCTAAAGGATCATCATCAAGTGCAATAGTCTGTGGAATAAAACCGTAATTAATAGGATATTGGAGAGATGAAACTAGACACCTATCTAATTTAAATATATTTAAATTCTCATCATACTCATATTTTGTATTAGTCCCTTTAGGAATCTCAATAATACAATTTACATGTTCATAATCATCTGATGTGATAGGTATGTCATTTACAAGATTCATTTCATTCTACCTTGACCTCTATATTTTTTCTTATAAAGCTTGCTAGATTTATTATTAGTATGCTTACTCTTAGAGTGAACACCTTTATTTCGAACTCTTTTTTTGAGAGAGTATGATGATGTGGATTTTTTAGCCATATTTTAAAGTAAAACGTAAGTGGGGGCAATATCTTCTAGTTCGTCACACAACCTTTCAATTTCAGTTCTATCCATTTCCTCGCTAAAACTTTTTAGTTTGCTAACTTCCCAGCAGAACTTTTGATATTCACTACTCTGCATTCTTTTTTCCTTGGTTTGATTATCATGGATAAAAGCATCAAAGACTTCATATCTAGTAGGATCAATACACTTTTCAATAGGGTCAAAAACAGAATGACCCACAACATAATTGAAGATATCCTCTCTTCTTATCTTGATCTTAAGCTTGTCCATTGACCTATTATATAGGAAACAATAGCTTAATCTACAGAATTCTTATTCTACTACGAATTTTTGAAACGTGGCGGTTTTTTTCTAAGACAGAACCGCCCTCCCTGCTGCCAGCCCCGTTGGTATTACCCTCGATAGTTTTAACGTAACCGCTTGAATCTACATCGGCTACAGCTAAACCAATATGAGAAAAACTAAAAACAACTATGTCACCAGCTTTAATGTCTTCGTTTGTAGGCTTCCTCAACTCTACACCATTAGTAGCTTGTTTTTTAGCCCAGTTTTCAAAGTCCCAAGCTCCAGCAGTCTGTGGACGGTTAAATGCAACAGTCTCTCCCTCTATTGATTCCCTAACTAGCCAGCATATAAACGCAGCACACCAAGGCCAACCCTTGTCAGGATCTAACCATGTGGCAGCTTTGTATTCATCAACCCTTGGCCCACAGTTACTACCATCAACCTCAGAGACTCCTATTTCTCTCCTAGCGAGAGAGACCATTTTTTCTGGTATGGTGCTACCAGAAACAACAGGTTCCTTGGTAGATAGTTCAGCTAAGATAGCATTCCATGTCACAGGGCCGTCTGCTCCATCAGCAGAAACACCTAAAAGCTTTTGGACAGCTTTAACTACTTCTTTTTTTCCTTTAAAATTCATCTACACCTCCTACTAAATGATGCACACACTGACATTACAATCGAAAGAACAACCGTTAAAATCATAAAATTTCTGTATTCATCTATTCTGCAATATAAGTCCTCAGACTTTCTTTCATTATAATACATCTTAGTATCCATAATATTATTGATAGCCTCGATAGTTGGATCGGTCATTGTATACATGTGAGGAATGGAAGCTTTAATACTATTAACGTCTTCTTTATTTCCCCACTCGATCAACTGACTAACATAAGAGCTTATTTTCTTCTCTTGCTCAAAAACAAAATCTGCATACTCAGTCTCATCGGGAGTAATATCTTTCTTGTATCCCTCTAGATATTCATCTTTATTTGCGCTTTCCTCCTCTAGAACCTCAACCATTTCACTAGGAGATATAATACCGTGGGAAGTTTTTATCACAGAATCTACAATAATTACACCATACCAATCAAAGCACATTCCAATCTCCATGATAGAGGATTCTGATTGGCGAGCATTTTCTGCTAGGGTATTATTTATATCTTCTGTAAGAGTTGTTCCTCTCCAGCCAAACGTTAAACAAATTGCCGCTAGGCAATAAACTATGAACTTGGGTCTCATTTTTTAATAAATTTTTCTGGGTTTTTAGCAAACCTTTCCCCTAATTTAACGATACCACTAATCACCTCTGGGCTAACCACACCAATAATACCATAAGTAATAGCTTTCGTAAGGGAAGATACATCAGTTTGTTCTAAAATAAACCAAGCTACACCAGCAGCAATAGCTGCTGTTAATATTCGTTTTAACTGCTGTTTACACGATAGTTCATTGTCGCCCGACAAAAGCCTAGCCAACATCGCAGCAGCACCCACCAGCGGGACTAACCATCCTCCGTTAAGAAACTCCTTTAAAATAGACTTTTCGGGTTCCATGTTTCTTTATTTACACTGAATACAAAAAAAGCCTCCCCAAAAAGGGAGGCTTTTCTTATTATTTGTTGGGGGGTTACAATCAGAATTTGTAGTTAAACCCTGCACCTACGACCCAATCGTTGTCGAGAGAGTAGGCAGATCCATCTACATCATTGTGGTTATAAGAAACTTTTGCACCTACAGAAAGGTTGTTACCGAAATCATAATCGGCAGAAACTCCAACCTCTACTGCGTTGTAATCGTTAGCGATATTTGCGGAAACAAATGGACTAACAGTGAGATTATCTACTGGAGTAGCAAAATCCCGCGAAACAGTAATTTCAACTCCATAGGAAGCATCAGTTCCAAGCTCATGCCAGAAACTAGCAGTCAAATCTGCCCATTCATGAGAATAGGTAAGACCTAGACCAGCTTCCTCCCAGCCACCATAAGAGGATTCAATTTGCTGGAGATAAATCTCTGCGTCAATTGATTGGCCCAGAATGGTTACTGGACGCGCCCAAGAAATCGAAAGATCAGTGTCAGTGCCTCCGTCAGCATCGTAAATATCAACGCCGACCGAAGCAACCCCACCTTCAAACGAAGTGCCGAGAAGCACAGAGTAACCCAGAGAATCCTCCCTGACAGCTAAACCTCCACTAGTGGAAAGATTGCTGTAAGAAACGCTAGCGTCCACAGAAATGTTTTCTGCGAGATCTTCAGCGTTAACACCCGCGCTACCAATGGCAACGCCCAACATTGTTACAAGACTAAACAGTAATGTCTTCATATTTATCTATTATCCAAATTTTTGACTGGTTGTCAACTCAATTTTACACATTTACTTTAAAGAGTCGCGGTAAAAATCCCGCATTTCGCGCATATTAGTGATATTTACCCCAGCTTTGTCTGATTCAATCACTAGATCAAATGTGCTTGAGGCTTTGAAAGTCTCTCCTGTGGGTAGTTTTATTAACCCCCCCTTATTATCTGACATTTGCCCATCTATCTTGATTAGACAGTTATGCCACCAACGCACTTTATCTAAGTTAAGAAGGTTTTCTGTGTGACGGGGGCATATATTACGAATATTAATTCCGCGAGGATTATAAGTGCATACTAGAGGAATTGCAGTTAATTCTGACTCGTAGTTTTCAATTGTTACTTGGTGCGCGTCACCCCAAACAACACCATACTCGCAGTTATGAGCGGTTATGTTTTCTAAACGAATAGATAAAACCCTTCTTTCGCCAAGCTCAAAGGCGGTAGATCCTTCTCTCGCAAACGAGTCGTCACCACCCAAAGTAGCGTCACTGAAAACATCCCTAACTGCATATGTGTCTCCCCCTAACCTGACTCCAATAGAGTTCTCCCCAAAACCACGGACAATTAAATTATATATTCCCGCAGATTGTTGCGCTCCACGGAAGTAGACACCATTCAAGCCGTCTTTACTTTGGACATGGATTTGATTGATTCCCGCTCCGAAATTACTGTAATAAGCTCTTGAATTAGGTTTATTCCATTTCAGAACCCAATCTCCGTCAAAATTTTCAGTAGCATAAAAACCACAACTACTACCAATATGATGTTTAGCTTTAAATTCACCATTTAATTCAACGTGACTACCTACATCAAAAGTTCTGTTTAAGGGGTAAGAATCAGTAAGCACAATTGTTCCACTTCTTTGCCTACTACCAGATCTATTTAGTTTCTTTTGTATATTTTCGAAATAACCAGTCCAATCCCCGTTAACCACTTCTGCCTCTACCTCCTCTTTAACAGGTATAACAATTTTTTTCATTTTAAAAAATATTTTTTAAATATTAATCAACTTAATTTTACACATTCTATGTTATAAAAGTCAAAAATCTCCAAAGCTTTCCTGTCTCGTTCATATTCCTGACCATAAATTACCTTGGGAATGTTATAAGAGGCTATCAGGGTAGCACAGGAGGCGCAAGGTAAGAGGGTAACCGCCAGTAAACCCACTTCCCCTCTTTTTACCAAACTCAAACAGTTAGCTTCAGCATGGATCATATATGGTCTCCTGTCTCTTCTAACTGCCCAAAAAAGTTTATCTACTTTTTTACCAGCAGCTAAACCGTTGTAACCAACAGCCACCACCATATTTTCTTTATTTAAAGCACAAGCTCCAACCTTCATAAAGGGGTCTTCACTGCGTTGAGAAGCAGCCTTGGCTAAATCCAAGGCATATTCATCCCATGAGATCCTCTCATTAGGAGGACTATGATAAACTTTTATTGCCATATTCTAGCAACGCGACAACTATTTTTATTTGGAATAGATCTCTCTTTCCAATCTGCGGTAACGAGCGTCTGAATGCCACACCTCATCAGTTTGAGGCGTATAAATACCGTCTTTAGTTTCAATCGGGCTTGCCTTCTTGAGTCTTAGAGTAGAAGGCTGATAGATGTTCAAATTGCTGACGTTCGGAAAGGAGCTGCTTCCGCAAGAGGTCAGCCCGATCAGCATTATTGCTGCCCCCGCTATCCCTAAGTTTTTCAATTTCCTTGATAAGATTGCCTTCTCTTTTGCGATGCTCATTGTAAAGATCATAATAAAACTTTTTATTTTTGAGACTTAAAAATAACTCTAAAGATTTTAAAACAGATTTAATTAAGGATAACATAATTAGTATTATGTCTTTGCGTCTTTCTTGAAATTATAAATTTCTTCCTCTTCCTCTTCGTCTTCCAATACTGCCGTTACCGACCCTTGAATTTTTTTGGCGCAATCAATCGCCCAATCAAGGGAGCCATCTAGAGTTGTCCCATAGCTGTGATGGTAATCCCCCTTACGGTTATAAACTCTGTAAAGAACTCTGTTATTTTTCATTTTTTAGGAATAAACTCAAACGCTATTCTGCCAACATTTTCTTCGTCGTCAGAAAGAAGTCCATGAACTAAAACACGGTCAGGATAAAAGTCAACCCCTTTTTCGTCAAAAAGATAAGTTTTACCCTTTAAGCTTAATTTTCTCACTACCCCATGCTTTACCCTTTTAGTTTCCCCTAAGAGAAACTCTTCATCCATGAGGGGTTTTGTTGTTTCGTTAGCCCCAATAACTTTAAATGTAACCTTCATTGCATCTCTATCACACCAGACAACGGTATTATTGTCATCATTAAAGATGATAGCTGTTTTGTCATATTTTTCAATCCATTTTTTGTAAGTCTTAACTTTAAAGGTTCGCCTGATTTCGCTTTTTAAATAATTTTTATTACTGTTTTTAAGAGCCTCGGAGAATATAGCGTGAGTAGCCTCAATGAGCTTAGAGCTTCGAACGCTACGCCAAATTCCAAAAATAAAAGCCACATCCAAACAGCATTCCTCTTCTTTTATAAAAGAAAAACCCAAAAGGGTGCCATCCTTTTCGGCCTTGTAAACGCTGTAAGAGCAAAAATCCTCGAAAGATGCCTTGATTTTATTATCTCTTAAAGTTTTAGACGCAAAAGAACAAAAATCATAAGGCTTAGATTTAATACAGAAATCATAAAAATAAGGCCACGCCTCTTTTGCCTGTTTTAGCTGTGTAATTTTCACTTCTTTTTTATATTATATTACATTGATGTGTAAATTAAAATATGGCGGCTGAAGGAAAAAACAAAGTGGCTAGTAGTCTACTCGACTTGCAATCCACCGCGATCTTGGAAATGTATAAAATTTTTCCAGATCGGATAAATAAACCCACTCTTTTCATAGGTATTCATGGTGGGAGTGTTTTTGATAAAGCTATTGTGTGGCAAGGAGTTCAGTATTTACCGATGTCCATTGAGGCTGAAGGGTTCGATATTCTAGCTGATGGCAAACTGGCGAGACCAAAGATAAGAGTAGCTAACAAAAACAATCTTATTACAAACCTTTTGCAAAACAACAATGACCTAGTTAACGCAAAAATAATCAGAAAAAAGGTTCAGGTAAAGTATTTAGATGATGAGAATTTTGACGGCGGGAACCCATTTGGAGAGGCAGACTCTAAAGCGGAACTAGCAGACGATACATGGTTAATGGGAAGAAAAACCCAAGAGTCAAAAATTTTGGTTGAGTTTGAATTGTCCTCTCCGTTAGATTTAGAAAACTTTTCTGTAAACCCTAGAGGGGTGGTATCCAAGTTCTGCTATTGGCAATATAGGGGAGAGGGTTGTCGCTATGCAGGTCTTCCTATTGAGAGAGACGATGGAGAAGTATTTAAAAATCAAGATGGAGATCCTGTAGTTCCCACTTGGCCCTCAAGTTATAAAGCAGAAGGGTCTCCTGTAACCTATGTTGCTGATCCTGACGCAGTATGGCAGCAGAATAGAATCTACGAAGAAGGAGACATCGTTTTTACAGAAAGCCCTACTATAAAGCTTTCTCCACCTGATGGAGCCGTCAACACAGAAGGATCGCCTTTGAGAACTTATTTTGTTTGTGTTAGTGGTGGAGATGCAAATAAAGGGCAACACCCAGAATGGAACCCCAGTTATTGGCAGAAAGACGGGTGCAGCAAAAGACTTAGTGCTTGTAAAAAAAGATTTAACACAGTTGATTTTGTTGAATTTGTTCAAGGACAGAACACCTTTTCAGGATTTAGCGGGGTAAAAATTACAGGAGTGTCAAGTTTAGACAATAGGGCTATTCCTACCCATACAGGATTGTTTCACAGCACCGACCCCGCAGTGACAGGTCATTTTGACAAGAATTGGACGATAGTAGGATGGGCGCATACTAACGGAGCAACCCCAAAGGGAGGAGGGGTTTTATCTACCTCGATGGGTGACAAGGGCAATTGGCCTATTAGTAGATTTATAAATATAGGTAGAAAGCAACATCCTCGGATTGTTGCCAGTTTTTTGGGATGGGAGTTAAACAGTAGCGATGCCGCTGGCACTGCTTTTAGAGAAGTAGTTTTAAAAAACAACTTACAAACCAACGGGGAAGACAGAGAGTGGACAAGATATGTTATTACCAACAGCACAGGAACAGCAAATTTTATTAACGGAGAAGGGGACGACGAAGACACAATTATTAATTTTCATGTTAATGATGGCAATATAGATCTGGGAGCTAATGACCCAGAAACTAGAAGGTTGTTGTCTCACAATTTTGGAAACTTTGCTAGCTGGGGAGAGAGGAAGGCCATGACATGGGACACTCATTCCAAAAAAGCCACCCCTCAAACTTTCATGTTGGGAGCGCAAGAGTATTCACAAAATACACAAGGTTATGAAACCAATGATGGTTTCTATACTACCTCTATGAATGGTATATTAGGTCCGTGGGCCGTGTGGAATAGGAACTTGAATCAAGAAGAGATCAGTTACCTTTATAAAACAATTCCCTCGCCTTATGGGGGGGTAGAAAATACAGTAAGTTTTGTCCCGCGCCCTTACCATGAATGCACAGGAAGGATGAGCACTTTAACAGGGGGAACTGGTGATGGAATGCCAGCAGGAACAGCCCCCCTTCTTTACGGACAACATAGTTTGGTTGCGTGGTGGGATGGAAGCACGGGAAGCGCAGCAATTGGTAATGGTTTGCTTGATATTCACACAGGTGGAAATCACTTAACGGGAAGTGGAACCTTTAGCGGAGTAAGGGAAGACTATTATATGCCATCTTCGACTTCAGTAGCTAACCCAACCCCACCCAACCCTAGATATGGAGGATTCCCAGGAACAGATGGATTTAGTTATGGAAGAAACACAAGATTTTAAAAGAGCAAGTTCTGCAATAAAGCATATAAAGGAGCTATCTCACAAAAACTTTACAAGAGAAATTTGTGGATTCCTTGGCTATGACAGAAACTTAAAAAAGTATATTGTTCAGCTGGAAAATAATATTGCACACGACCCTTCTTCCTTTTTCCTGATAGACCCTCTTAATTATTTACTTTTTAAAGATAAGTATGCAATGATAGCTGTTTTTCATAGTCATGTAGTCGGCAACGAAGACGAATCAGAGTTTGATATAAAAATGGCAGACAACTGTTGTCATCCTTTTTTGATTTATAGCCTTAACACTAAAAAAATTAATATTTATACACCCAAAAACTCTGAAGTAGATGTAAATAAACTAGAGAGGATTAAGGCTGCATTATGACAACGGTAAAATTACATGGTATTTTGGCAACGGAATTTGGCAAAGTATTCAAAATGCAAATAGACAATCCTAAAAATGTCTTGGAGGCTATTGACTGCAATAGAAGTGGTTTTATTAGAAGGGTTATTGAACTCCAAAAAGACGGTTTTTGTTATGACATTATTATTAATAAAAATAAAATTGTTGATGGAAACCAAATGAATTCTCTTAAGAATCCCGAAACAATAGATTTGGTTCCCGCTATTGTGGGAAGCGGAATTGGCATGGCAGTTAGTGCAATAGTTAGCGCAATAGGTCTTACTGGACTACCAGCACTTATAGCAAAAGTAATTATATTTGCTGCTATCGCTTACGCCTTAACACCCAAACCAGAATTTGACCAATTAGAAATAGAGGCTGACGCTTCAAAAACATCACTTGTTTTTAGTAACACAGTAAACACCGCCAGTCAGGGTTCTTTGGTTCCCATAGGTTATGGTAGGTTGAAAGTGGGATCTCAGGTCGTTCAAGCCTCTGTTAAGTCATATCCACAATCTCAAACAACAGAACAGACTTTCTTGAGGAATTCTCCGCTTGGAGACAATGCCCTAATTACCAATCGCGCTCCTAACGCTAATACCCAGTAATGAGTCATATATTAAAAAAGGTAGGAATTGCAGGAGCGGGAGGCGGTGGAAAACCAAAACCCCCAATATATAGACCTCCACAACTAGGACAGCTTCAATATGGAGCTTCTTTTAGCTATTCTGAAACGTTAGACTTAATAAGTGACGGGCCAATCGAAGGGTTAGTAAATAAAGATGGAAACATTGTAAAGGGTCTCAAAATATTACAAGGAATTTATTTAGATGATACAGCAGTCGCCGTTAGCGATAATACTTCTGTTGGTCAGACGACAGCTGAAATAGATCAATTAACTGCTGAACTGGGAGCAATGCCTCTGACTAGCACCTCTGCTCCAACCTTTTGTAAGAAATATTTTTTAGAACTTCAAAATGCCAGCACCAGAAGTGCGGCTGGAAGAATTACAGCGTTACAAAGTTCAGCTGCGGACGGATCAATAATAGCTTCAGAAATAACAGAATTACCCAGCGTAAACCTTGTCTACATTCAAACCAGAAACAATTTTAGGCCAAATCAAACAGAGATAGTTCAAGGAGAAGGAACTTATTATCCTACAAAAGCAGATAGATATGCCCTATTCATAAGAGCCTATCTAAAATATAGGCAATCTCTGGGAGCTGAGACTTTTGAATTCTTTTTAGATGGAACCAGAGTGACAGGGCTGAGTGATACAAACGCAGCATATAGAAACACCCATAAACTAAAAACTAACACAAGAGCTTGTTTCTGGACAGATAATACCACACTAGCAAATTCTAAATTTTTCTTTGGAGTTAATGTAAACGCCTTTGACCCTAACACTTGGGCGTGGGGTTTGGGAAATTTTGGCCCAGGATGGGCGGGGTTCGCACCAAACTGGGCCACAAATTCAAATACTATTAGGAACAATGAGAATGGAATTAGCGTCTTTCCTGATACTCACTTATTCGCAAATGAGTTCGCTAAAGAAGAGTTAGAAGCAATAAAGGCTTTATATGATGAAGCCAACGGTTTGACATCTCCCAATATTTATCAAAAAACGGTGGCTGAACAAGCTCTCGCTAGACTTGGTTGGACAGAAGGCAGCTCGATAGCTGATTTGGTTAAGAATTTTTTAGGCCCAGCGGAGCTTGAGCCTATCATAGCTACGTGGGATGACCCGTTTGATATCTCAGAGGGTGATGGACCCGCTTGGAACATACAGGGTGGGGGCAATATGCTGCAAGAAAACAGTCAGGTGGGTTTTGTTATTTTAAAAGTGGAAAACACGGGTAATTCGAACCTAGATGATAACAGTATTGTAGATGACGGAAACGTTATAAATATGCAAAGCATTCTTGTGGGGGGGGTAAACGGGTATAATTTACAAAATTTATTGTCACAAAACCCAGCGTTTATGGAATACGTGGATGTTAGCTGCCCCGAAGTCGATACTGATGGCAAAATGAATGGAAAAATGAGGGGTTTTGTCATCATAAAATTTAGAATAGACAAGGAACAGGAAAGGGTGCGTTTTGACACCAATTTCGATGGCAGTGTGAATGAAAGGGATTCCTATGCTCCCCACGGAATGACTCACACTTTTAATGTTGACGGAAATTTAATAAATCTTTTGTCTGACATTTCGACCTTAACTTATACTTCAGTAGCAGATATGGAAGAGGTTGAGACTCAAGTAGAAGATGACTCAAGCACCGTTAATAGTTTTCCTATAACCAATTTAAAATATAATTACAGCAATGTAATGGCAGAGTTTAGACGGGGAGAAGAAAATCAAAGCCCGTTTAATTTCTTCAAAAGTGTTTATATAGATCACATTTACAATAGGCAATTATTTGGGCCATTTGGAACCAAAAAAGCCACGACAAATACAACACTAAACGCGCAAGTTAATGCTCCTCAAAGAATTTTTCCAAACCCTCTAATGCTCACAAGGTCACAAGTATTAGATCCTGTAGGAAGTGCGGGAAGCAGCAATGGTAAAAACTTCAACTTAGATATTGGTGAAGACAGCCTTCCTGTTAACGAAGGAAGCGATGACGAGAGATATACGGGTTCAGACGAAGGATACAGAAACTATTCTGAGTGGGGGAAAGATTCATTTGCACATTGGGACGAACAAGCTATCCCTGTTGTCCACACTGTTTATAATCCAAATGTAAAAAGTGCATTTATAACTTTGGACGTAACTTCTTTAAGAGACACTTTAATTAAAGATGTGGAAAATGTTGATTTTGCAGAGGATACGCTTAAGGTGGGAACAACATTCCCTACTGTAGTAAACTTTAGAGTAGAAACGGGTAAAATTGGAAAGAACTCAGATGGGACAGAAGGTCAGGAAATACCATACAGAACCTATGATTTTAAAATAGTAGCCTTAATTGAAGGAAACACTTTAATTGATATAGGGAATCCTGAACTAGACCCCAATACAGCAAGGGAGTTTATTACCCCACTTAGTTCAGTAAATCAAACGTCTACAGTAAACACACCCTTTGAGTTGCCTCCAACAAAGATTACGCAACAAGAAGTTCTCTCAGCAGACGGGGAAAGAGGTATAGAAGCAGGAACAATCGAGGAAGACAGCACACAAAAAAGATATATTAAAGTAACTAAACTGTCTTATGAAACTAATTCTGTTCTTTTGTCTAAAGACATAAGTGTAAATAAAGTAACGGAAATTATTGATTGTAATCTAACTTATCCATTTGCTTCAATTATTGCTACAAAATTAGACTCTAGGTCTTTCTCAAGTATTCCTAGAAGAAGCTTTGACTGTAAGTTAAAAAAAGTAAAAGTTCCAAGTAATTACTTTCCTGAAAAAGTAAATGGAAAAGACAAGAGGTATTATCAAACACAAGGAGAATTCGATGATGCTCCTAAGGAAGACAAGTTAGTTTATAAAGGAGATTGGAACGGTGAGTTTCATGACACCTTAAAATGGACAGATAACCCCGCTTGGATTCTTTACGATTTATTAACTAACAACCGCTATGGTATGGGTTCTCATATTGACCCCACTACAATAAACAAATGGCAGTTATATAAAATAGGAAGGTTTTGTGATGCGGTGGATTCTAATGGATACTTTGAAGGAGTAACAGACGGCAGAGGTGGAAAGGAACCCCGTTTCTCTTGTAATATTGTATTTGATCAAGGGCAGAAAATTTTTGATGCAATTAATACTATCTCCTCCCTGTTTAGAGGGCGCACCTTCTTTAATAGTTCAGAAATTAATTTTGTAGACGATAGGCCGCGAAACCCCGTTAATCTATTTACCAACGAATCAGTAAAAGACGGACTCTTCTATTATTCAAATAATCAAAGAGATCAACAGTTCAATACAATAGAAATTGGATTTAGGGATCGTTTTGATAACTTTAGTCCAAAGATTGAGGTTATTGAAGATGAAGCTGACATTATGCAGCGAGGAGTCTTTAAGAAGCGGATAGAGGGGATAGGAATAACTTCCAGATCAATGGCAAGAAGGGTGGGTCAACACCAAATATATTCCAACATTAAAGAGAACCAAAACGTAGCGTTTACAGCGGGACTAGAAACCCTTTTGTGTAGACCTGGAGATCTAGTAATTGTAGAGGACGAATTAAAAACAAATCACGCAAACTTCGGTAAAATTCTAAACGTAGACCTAGATGAAGAACAAATTAGAGTTTCTAATAAATTTATTACAGATGATTTTGATGGAAAATTAACTATTTATAATCCAACTGGAATAGATACAATTGCAGATATTGGTGATATAGCTACACGAAACAGAGAACGTTACTATAGCTTTGAGGTTACAGGTTTAGGCACTGATGCTTGGAGTAGCTATACGGGAGAATATGGTTTCTCGGGATATACTGAGGGTTACTCGGATGCCGTTGGGGGTATTGAAGGACAAAGTAAATTCCAACAATACGCTATGTATACTGGTGCAATAAGGACTGCCGCTTCATATTTCGCCAGTGGAAACTTGCTTTACTTTGAAACTGGGGTTACAGGCTGGGTATTTGGGTCTGGAAACGCAGTAGAATTATATTCTGGAGATTTAATATCTAAATTAACTGGTGATCAAAGTCTGACAGCATTTAATACGGGAACAATAACAGAGATTGACATGACTGAGGCAAGTAAAAGAGCCACAGCAGGAGCAAAGAACCACTATCCATTTTCTGGAATAGACGAATCAACACTTCTCGTTGGGACGAGGGGGGTTCTGGAGTCAGAGGTTTCTGGAGTTACCCCCGAACAAATTACTGTTTTAAATGTTACAGGGGAAATTACAAACAAAAGCTACGGATGTTTGATTTCAGGATTTGATAGGCCAGAACTTCTTCCTTTTGTTAAATTAGGAAGCCCAACTAAATTTGAAATTAAGAATGCTAGCGAATTTGTTTACAAGGTAACCTCCATGAAAGAAGAGGCTGCTAATGAATATTTAGTAACCGCAACTAAATACGACACAGGTAAATTTAATTTAATTGAAAACCATGTAAGTGTCGAAGATAAGCCCAATACTTACAGCTACAAGGTTTCTCAAAGCGTTAATGGAGTCACATATTCTACGTTAGATACTCCAGAAATAAAGTCTTTAAATACAGGCATTCCCAACGCTGTTGACAATACTCTTAGTGTTACAGGCATGTGGACAGCTGTTGATAATAATACTGGATATAATGCTAGGTTAACCTTACCTAATGGATCACTCATATCATCAGGAAATGGACAATACGTTACAGGAATAGAGTTTACAGGACTAAATCAAGTAGGAGTGTATACATTAGAGGTTTGTGCTCTTGGTGACAATGTGGCAGCAGGAGGAAGCACGGCCTCATATTTCGATTCTCAATACGATTCATCTGGAATTTTTGTTCTTTACGATGAATTGGATGCATTCACTAAATCATTTGTAAATAACATACAGGTTTTATAAAATGGCTACTAACCCCGCACCAACAGGACTAAACGAATTAGCTAGAACTCCAAGTGGCTCCTACACTTGGACTGTTAGTGGAAACATTAATATTACTGGAGCCACTGGAGCAGGGGGCTACCTTAGAAATGACGCAGTTAATCTAGGTATTACAGGAATTGAGTTGTTTATGGTTGCGGGTTTAACGGGGGCTGCAATTCCCACTGGAATAACTACCCCAGCCTCAAATCATTACTACGCTACAGCATCAAAGGATTGGGGAGCTGGGGTTTGGGGACCAAGAGGAAATATTGATTATACTGCCGCAGTCGGTGGTTCCGATAGTCCACTACTACCTGACACGGAATATAGATATGCTTTATGCTTTAAAACTTTGGGTGGTATTCAGGTGCTTTCAGGAAAGGCTAGGGATGGAACATCGGCCAGTGATCCTTTCTGTGAGTTTGTGTCTACCACTGTTGCTGAGTGGGATTTTGTTTCAGAATATACTATTGATCAAGATGACCTCACAACAACTGGTGAGGGAAGTGGGATTACCCATATGCCTGGAGGCTCAGTTGTAGTTAACAGTGTTTTTGTTGATAATCAGGGAAATCAAGCAGGAACCGCTGGTGCTTTTGCTGCTAGCCCAAGTCTTAGTGGTAATACTGTCAACCTGCGAGACAAAAACAGGGAGATGGTTTATTCGGGATATAAAGAAAACCACAATAGTCCTGTTTTAGCTATTCCACAAGAAGATTTGGTTGCATATTTAGGATCACCCACTCCAAACTTTTGTGTCGAGCAAGTAGTAACAGATATAAAAAGCGGACAAAACGTGTCCTTTATGGATATCCGTGGAAATTATCCAAGGACGGTAAAAATCTGGACAGAGGATAAAAATGGAACCAAGTTAAACGAAAGCTATAGAAACTTCGAACTCTTAGACACGGGAAACATTTCAAATGCAACCTATAGAGAAGACGCTATAAAATTTCAAAATAACCAAGTAATAAGCGATGTCGCACACTCGGGAGGTATTATTTTAACTTTTGCTTTCGAGCCTGATCAAACAGTGGTAACTAAAAGAGAAATAAATTTATTTACAGGTGATTCGGCTGAATCGGTTAATACTGATTATACTTCATGGGCAGGAACTGTGCCTCTTAATCAAACTGAAGTAGGACAAACTGTTAGGCTTACATCTACAGATGGATACCCCGAAGAGACAGATATATATTTTAAAGCTATAGTGGGTGGCTCCATTGGTTACTCTGAAGAAATATTTCAATTTGGACCATGTAAGATAGCTACCATTACTGGAGCAGAAAATTTGGACATGCATACTGTTGGAAACCAAACGCTTCAGGGTAGCCTTCTAATTAAAGACCCAGCCGATCCAACAGAGTCTACTTACGGTTTAAAAGTAACCGCCCACGACAGCGATCTTAAATTAGCAACCACTGATGGATATTCGATTGAATCGACAACAAGATCCAGAATATCCTCTATTGATAGTGAAGGTCATTCGACAGCGACAGCCCTCTTAGGTGGGTCAGGAAATCTCATAACAGGAAACTATAATGTAATTGCGGGAGGAGCAACAGCAACAATATCAGGGGGAGATTATTGCTTTATTGGGGGAGGCTCTGGTGTTGATATCACAGGAAGTAATTATTCCTCAAGTGTTGGGGGGTATAATAATGATGTTAAAAAAAGCGACTATTCTGTTATAGCGGGGGGGTATAGTAATCAAGTAAATGATAATTGCAATACTTCTATAATTGGAGGCGGTTATACGAACCAAATTAGCGGAACTAGTAATGCTTGTATTATAGCAGGAGGATACGGAAATAAGATTTCAGGAGCTGATGGATCAGCAATTGGTGGAGGATCAAATAATACAATCCAGAATGCTAGTGTAGCCTTCATTGGCGCAGGAGGAACTAATGTTATAGAAAAAGGTTCTACATACTCCCTAATAGCAGGTGGGTTAGCACATAAAGTTTCAGGAACAAATTCTGCCATATTGGGAGGTTCATATGCTGCCGTAAGTGGTGATTATTGTATAGCGGGTGGCCGAAAAGCTCACATTCCTAAAGATGTAGATGGTGCTCTAGTTTTAGCAGACGGTCAAGATCGCAGCCATATATCTAGCGGAGATAACACCGCCCTTCTTGATTATGCTGCGGGAACTTACGTTACTTCTACTGGCTTCTTTAATCATCTTCATGTAAGTGGAGTTCCTGTGGGAACTGGTGGGGGAGGAGGAACCCAGACACTACAAAGTGTCTGTGATAACGGTAGCACAACCACAACATCTGTTACTATCGGTGATGATCTAATCGTAAATACTGATACTTTGTTAGTTGATGTTTCTAATGACAATGTGGGTATTGGAACACAAGCTAACGACAATTTTGATTTACAAATTTATAGTGCAGGTGCTGCTGCTAATGCTAGGGGCGCTAATTTAAGTTTGGTGACCATTAATAATAATGAAACAGGATCAAAAATAAGATTTACTGAAAGCACTTCAAATTTCCAAGGGGCTTACTTGCACTATGATGGAAACTCAAATGGATTTAACATTGGTGTGCATGAAAACGCTAATACTACTTTATCAGACGATATAGATGTTATATCAATTGATAGAGCAAGCGCTAAACTATCAGTGGCAGGAGATCTTTCTGGCTCTGCTAGCTTCTTAGGAACGGGCATTGGAAATAGAATCACAAACAACCATGTCCCTTATTTACTATCGGGAGACGTAACAATCTCTGAATTAGGACTTGGAACTGCCGCGACAAAGGATGTAGGGATTAGTAATAACAACGTTATACAAGCAAACAGCACACTTGTTGATAATGATTTCTTAAGAATAGATGGCACACAAGTAGAGGGAAGATCGGCATCAGAAGTCCTGTCGGATATTGGGGGACAAGCTTCACTTACGTTTGGTATATCAAATACAAACGCAGTAAAGATTGACAGCGCAGACGTTGCTGATGACGAATATGCGAGATTTACATCTGACGGTTTAGAAAGCAGGTCTACTTCAGAAGTGCTTTCGGATATCGGAGCGCAAGCTTCGCTTACCTTTGGTATATCAAATACCAATGCAGTCAAAATAGATAGCGCGTCAGTAGCTGACGATGAATACGCTAGGTTTACAGCTAATGGTTTAGAAAGCCGCTCTACTTCTGAGGTCAAAAGCGATATAGGTTTAAGTAGTAATGATTCTCCCACTTTTAATGGGTTAAAATCAACGGGCGCAGCTGGTATATCGGGTGGAGCTAACTTTATTGGGACTGGAATAGGTAACAGGATCACAGCCGAAAACGGTAAAGTTTATCTTATTTCTGGAGATGTCACTACATCTGAACTAGGGCTTGGCACTGCTGCTACAAAGGACGTAGGTATTAGCAATAATAATGTCATCCAAGCAAACAGCACACTTGTTGATAACGATTTTCTCCGCATAGACGGAACTCAAGTAGAAGGTAGATCGGCATCAGAAGTTCTTTCAGACATTGGAGGACAGGCTTCACTTACCTTCGGAATAGCAAACACAAACGCTGTTAAAATTGACAGCGCAGACGTTGCTGACGATGAATACGCACGGTTTACTGCTGACGGTTTAGAGAGCCGTTCAACATCTGAGGTTCTTAGTGACATCGGGGCGCAAGCCTCGCTGACCTTCGGGATCTCAAACACGAATGCTGTAAAGATCGACAGCGCTTCAGTAGCAGATGATGAATACGCAAGATTTACCGCTAACGGCTTAGAGAGTAGATCTACTTCAGAAGTAAAAAGTGATATAGGTTTGTCATCAAATGATTCTCCAACTTTTAATGGATTAAAATCCACGGGTGCAGCAGGAATTTCGGGAGGAGCAAACTTTATTGGAACTGGGGTAGGCAACAGGATTACAACAGAGAACGGAAAAGTTTATTTAGTATCAGGTGACGCACAAGGCCCACTGACGTTTGGTATTTCAGACACGAACGCTGTTAAAATCGACAGCGCGACCGTAGCCGATAACGAATACGCTAGATTTACTGCTGATGGATTAGAGAGTCGCTCTACTTCTGAAGTTTTGTCTGACATTGGAGGGGTTGCTGATGGAGGCTCTCCGACTTTCGATAGTATCTATCTTCAAAACACAATTTATCATGATGGAGATACAGACACTCGTATAGATGTTAGCGCGGATACAATCCAACTTGCTACAGCAGGAACTACAGCACTTACAGTAGCTTCAAACAGCAATGTCGGTATAGGAACAGCAACTCCCAACGCTGCATATAAACTCCATACGCAGGGACTTTCCTATGCAACAGGAATGGTTGTAGGAGGCGGTATCGCAGGGCAAAGCCCTTCTCAAAACGGATTAATAGTCGAAGGAAAGGCGGCAGTGGGTTATTATTCAACCAATAGCACACTGGGAGTATATGGGAACGCTAGTGTGGGAACATCTTACATAGGCAGTGCCGCGCCTTCTAATGGATTAATAGTGCAGGGAAGCGTGGGTATAGGAACAGCCTCTCCCAACGCTGCATACGAACTCCATACGCATGGACTTAGCTATGCAACAGGTGCGGTTATAGGAGGTAGTTACGCAGGGCAAAGCCCTCCTGAAAACGGATTAGCCATAGAGGGGAATACAGCAATAGGATATTATACAACCAGTAATAACTTAGGGATATATGGGAGCGCTAGCGTGGGGACATCTTATATAAGCACCTCCGCGCCTTCTAATGGTCTAATAGTTCAAGGAAATGTTGGGGTTGGAACTCAATCGCCAGCAACTGCCCTTGAGGTCAATGGGGCAATAAAAGGTGGAGTAAATGTTTCCGATAAAAGTGCTGATTTTACTTTAGGATCAAGTGATAATGGAAACTTTGTTAACGGGACATCTGCTTCATTCGATCAAATATCAATCTCTAGTGATTTAGGTTCAAACTTTAACTGTTCTGTAATGCATCCAACATCAGATGTAGAAATTACTGGCTCCAGTAGTATGATTATTAATGGCGTGACAAATGGCATTGTGACTTTAGCATCTGGATATCAACCAGCTTCTATAGTTAGAATTGCATCCAACAGTTATGCAGTATTTGGTAATTTATTATGATTATAAGACCCTCAATGTCGGGGATATTTCAGAGGAATGTTATCCCTCCTCTTGACATAAGTGGAATGCCAACTGCTAGGCTGGCATACAGCTTAAGAAAACTCCGCGCTGACTATACTGGTTATGCGTTGAGAGCAAGGAACTCAAGCGGAACCGAAGCAGATGTTGCGTTTTATAACGGTAAAGAAGTTACCAGCGAAAGCATGACAAGTGCGGGTTCAACTCTTAGGGATTTTGCAGGAGGCGGCAACGTTACAGTCCCCAAATGGTATAATCAAAGCGGTAATACCAGCACACAGGCTGGAGGTTCCCCTTGGAGTGGTTATCCTACTGCGCCAGATGCAGCTCAAACTACATCAAGTAAGCAGCCCGTTCTAATAATATCAGGCACTAAAACTAAACTAGCTTTAAAATTTGAAACATCAGGGGGTTGGAGCGCACATGGTGATTTTTTTCTAGTAGACGAATACAGACTACCTAACTCCGCTCCCGATGCTTTTACTTTTGGTTGGGCTGGAGAGTTCCAGAATTTTAGTAACCACATGGGCATCATTAGTGATATAGATAATTTTAATGACGGGGTTGAATTGATTTTTCTCTCACCTAACGGGTTTAGGTTTTCTATAGACGCTCATGATTTAGATACAAGTGGATCTGTAGGCAATCCAGAAGACAGGATTTTAGTTATTGCTTCTTATGACTACTCTAGGGCGACTGGCGCTGGAGGAGATGGAAAATCTCAAATAATTAGAATTGACAGCACCGAAAGCACCAAAGACACATACGAGGATAAGCATATAGGAAGGGACGATAGATTTAGAATTGGAGTAAGAAAAATCTCCAACAGCCCTTTTGATGGCACCATGAGAGAAGTAATTGTATGGGAAAGCCAACTTTCTGACGCTCTGCAAGTGGAGTTAGAAAGAAACATGGCAATCTATAACCAAGTTGATTTGTAATGAGATATTTAAAATTCGAAAATATTGATGGTGCCGAACAAAGAAGTAGGGAGCTTTGGGAAGAGAAACTGGGGCGACCTAAGAAGCAAGAAGATGAAACAGAATTTATGTATGCTTGGGAAATATCTGAAAGCAGTGAAGGAGGATCGTATCTCTTAATAGAGGACGATGGCATGATTCTCAGTGATGAAGAAAAGCTGGCTCTAGAACCAGAGCAGTCTTATCAAGACTGGCGCGAACAATATCAGCCAGAATCAGTTCAAGAAGAAAGAGAAGAGGATGGAAACTTGTAGCATATTAATTATAATATGAACGATGCTTGATTATGTATTCCTGACCCCTATAGGGAATGGGATTTCTGGGAAACTATTCCCCCAATATTTAAAGTTGCAGTCTTGGTGTGACCAAAACAATTCTGCTATCATGACTTGTCATGGATTCTTTTTGAACTTCGCAAGAAACTATTTGGCCACAGGAGGAAAGGGTTTTGCTGATACCACCCCACCAGATTCAGAGTGGCTTTTTTGGATTGATTCAGACATCAGTTTTTCCATAGAGCAAATAGAAATGTTAATTAATATACCTTCTGAACATAAGTTTGTAACAGGATGGTATAGATCAAATTATTCTGATCAAGCCATGCTTGGATACTGGGACGAAGATTTTTTTAAGCATAACCATTATATGCCTTTCGCTTCAGTAAATTGGCTGACAGAGTTAGGCGAAAAAACCCCTAATAAATTGGTGCAGGTAGACTGGTGTGGTTTTGGATTTACCAAAATTCACCGATCTGTCTTTGAGAAAATGGAATATCCTTATTTTCCTTTAAATCACGTAGATATAAAAGACTGCGATGATCCAAAAGGTGGTAAATTCCACATGAAAGACTTAAGCTTTGAAGATGTTAGTTTTTGCATGAACTGTTACGAACAAACAGCGATTAAACCATTAGTCGTCCCGCGACTTAGAATGATGCACTACAAATCTTTCTTGGTTTGAGAAACCGTGTATATGTGAAAATGCGGAGTATTACCCTCTTGGAAATCATTTTTGAATATTAGACAAGGTATTTTCCTGCCGTCGATTTCTATCGAACCAGACAGGTAGTGTTTCCCATCATCCTTGTTCTTTATCCAAAATGCTCCTACTTTGTTTTTGTTCCAAGTTGAAGCTTGTTTCGAGCAGGTCGATGAAGTCTCTTTTTGCATAATGGGGTAACTTATTATATTGTTTTTTAAGCCTTCGATATACTCTTTTTGAAACAGGGTCGTAAGGGTTGCAAATTTTTCTTAGTCTTAGGGATACTCTTTTGTTCATAACTCAGCAATGTATGTTTCACAATCTTTAACGAATCCTAATCTTTTATAAAAGTTAGAAACCTTTTCTGACTTAGGGTGCTTGTGGACACAACTCATGGACACATACTTAAATTCTTTTTGACGAGCAAAGTCCAAAGCCTTTACTAATAGCTTGTGGCCTATCCTTCCATTTTTAGATAGCCAGAGATATTCTGTAAATATTTCTTCTCCAAACTTTTCGTTTTTATTATTAACAAATGCGATAATAGCATCGTATTTATTTTCCTCATTTACATTAGCCCATACAAAAAAATCCCAAGCTAAAATATGCTTATGAGAAAAAGCGTTAATAATATATTCTTTATTATGTTTTAGGAAATGGCCCTCATTTTCGTTTTCATACTTAAAGAGAAGATCTATCTCTCCTATTAAGACGTTAAACTCTTCGGGGTTGGTAATTCTTTTAATCACTTGTTTAATACAGCAATTAACTTTCGCGCTTCTTTAGCAGGAATATCCTTGAAGGAAGACCATTCCTTTGCCTGTTCGTTCCTATAGACATCCTTCTTCCATAGCTCTCTTAGAACACCCTTACAATCTTGGAAAGATCCAACGTTGTATTTATCACTAAGAGTTTTTTCTAAAAGATCCACAGGGGTAATGGGAGAGGCAACAACTTCCGACTCATAAGACTGGGAGCTTGCCTGAGATTTGTCGATCTCATCAGCGCCGACAATGTGGATATTTAAGTAGTTCCGAACACAACGAACAAATGCGCGATTACAAGCGATTGTTTCCAAAAACTTAGA